CACCGCTATGACGCCCTTGACTCAGACCGGCTACAACATGTCCGGTCTAAACCAGACAGCAGCATACAGCGGAGCAGACGTGGTAACACGGTTGTCGAGGACTAATGCATGCTTTGTTTGGCCTGTAAGCCCTATGGCACAGGTCGGGAACTCTAGCACCCCTGGTTATCGCAAGGGTCAGAGGATCAACCCAATCGGGTTTAGGTTCTGCATAACCCACTATCAGGGTTTACCTACTGTTCAGAATGCCACGTATCACTGGGCAATGGTTCGGAACAAGTCGGTTACGCTGGGTGGAAACCCAGTTATACCTTATATTACAACTACAACAAATTTGCAGTTGTTCACCCCACTCATTCAAGGACCTTTAGCAAGCGCAGGAGGTCCTAATGGGGTAACCCCAGTTTCAGACTTTTCTTCTTCGATGAGGCCAAACTCTCAGAGTTGGACGAAAGTTAAGTCTGGTTCATGGACCATGAGTCCAATGCTGGAGAGGGCCAACAATGCTGTGTATGTGCAGCCTGATCATGCCAACGATCAAAATTCAGCGAAGAGCATCACTGGCTATGTCAAGTTCAAGGATGCTCATTGGGACTACGGTACCCCAACTGCAATCACCGGTGTCAAGGGAGGGGATTACTACTTTGTCATTTGGCGCGAGGGAACGCGCGATTTGTACATCAATTCAGATGCAATGGTTACAACTTTCGAGTTGTCATTTAAAGATCCATGATCATTTGCTGTAATTATCTGGTCTACGGGCTATTGGGGTTCCGTCCGGGACCTCAACAACCCAACAGTTTTTTTGTACCCATTTATAATCACTAGGCTTTAAAGCCACAGTGGGGTCATCGTTAGATAGGAAAATGCAAGGCTTCCCCCATGTAATGGACTCTTTTCTAAGAAATTTATCTGTGCAAATGAAATGTTCTTGTGCACCTAACCAAGCCTTGTACTTGTTCCCTTTTAAAATAGCATCAGTCCAATCCAAATCATCGAGAACCCCGTATTCAATGTTCTCGACCCCTTTTAGAATAAGTTCAGAAAGTGAGAAATCGTTACCAAAGTGAAAATGTTCACCCAATGCACGAGCAAAGTCCGTCTTTCCGTGCAGCGACTCTCCCCATAAGATCAAGGAAGGTCTTCGTCCTCCGATGAGATATCTGGGGATTCCTCGTCGCAACTCTCGCTCGTCCCCATCGGTGAAATCAGGGGCGATGCGTCTAATCCTATCCGCTCCGTCCGGTAGAGCCCGGAGTACCCATTGCGCGACACTTGGGAAGGACCTCCAGTCGAATCGGAGTCCGACAATGCCAGCATAGGTCTCCGCTTTTCGTGTACGAAATAGCCGCTTGGCGCAATGCTCAATGGACTGGGAGGATTTGCATAAAGCAGCCGGATCAGTTTCCTTGATTCGCGCATAAAACTCGTTCTCTGCTGGAGCATCCAAGCAGTACACCCACTCTGCCTTTCTCTCGCTTTGGCCTTTGACAACAAGCGGTCTAGGGCAGTTTTCGGAGATGATGTCTCCGTCTTTTCCAGCATAGTCCCAAGCGAAATGAGGCGTTCTCCGAATGACGAGTATATTGCAATGACCTCCTTTAGGGCAGTTTGGGCTTGCGGATCCGCCGAAACAGAACTTGTGGCAGTTTTCGAATTCATATGGACGTCCGAAGTCCACGTAGCAGTGATAATGAATCCCTCCATCTTTGTGAAACTCTCGGCCAAGCCGGTGTGTGGCTCCCAGTCCATCAAGAGTGTCAATAAGTGGTTGAGGGTCCCAGGCAGACCCGATCTGAGAATACGTGAGGAAAATTCTCTGGTTCTTACATCGAAAAGAGTTCTTTTTCCCAAGCCTGCTTCCGGGCTTGGTGATACCTGGTATCTGAGACGGTTCCGACGGTCCATCATTAGGTCCGTTGGTGACCGGTTGTAAAGATCCCGCATCGCGTTCCCGTCCGACAAAGAGATCTTCTTCCTCTGGGGTTGTCCCGATGGAGGAATGTTTTCTTTTTCGCTCTCCGAGTCCAGAGTCAAGTCCACGATGGATATTTGACGTTTCAGAGTGTGATTCTTCATCGTTGATAAAGTCATCGCTGCAGTCATACTCTCCGATGGGCTCCCAGGGGTCATCGCACTCGTCTCCGAGGTCGAATAATGTCGACATTGACGTGAGTCAGTACAGATGTAGTCACACTTATAACAGGCCAATGGATATTGTGGCTGGTTCATGGTGTGGCTGGTGGGGTGAGCGAAGCGAGGTGGGAGCAAAAAACCGTCTTCTTAATGTTATACGGTTTTTTGTGGGAGGTGGGAGTTGGGGTCTATATATAACGACCCCGCTCCCTCCGACCTCACACTCTTGCAACATGTTGCAAGACCCAGTAACGACAGTTTCTCAGATCGCCGACCTGATAAAATCGGGTCCAGATCCACTTGGATTGTATCTCAGCGAACGACAAGCTCGGAGCGAAATCAACAAAACTTTCCCGTCCCAACGCACACGACGTGACGCGCAAGCGTTCCTCACCGAGTTATTGAATACGAGGCAGCAGCGAGTAGCGAAAATGCCTCAGTACTCAGCCAAGCGAAAGCGCCCGATCGGTCTCTTGGCTAGTTCTAAACGAGCCAAATTGGCACGGGACAAATACGGGGCCAAGGCAATAGACTGGAATGCAGCTGCAAGGCTAGCAGATCAGGCAGCAGCGTCAGCCGTTAGGCGTTCAACAGAGACCACGTATTCACAGAGTGGTGTGATCATGAACACCGCTATGACGCCCTTGACTCAGACCGGCTACAACATGTCCGGTCTAAACCAGACAGCAGCATACAGCGGAGCAGACGTGGTAACACGGTTGTCGAGGACTAATGCATGCTTTGTTTGGCCTGTA